AAAAACCCCACCAATATTAGGTGAGGTTTGATGACCACATTTTAATCTTAATAAAAATTAAGACTTAAGACCATTAGATAATGGTGTATTAACAAAGATTTCAACCATAGGAATCTGGTCGATGTCGTAAGTTACACCCCAGTTAGATCCAGTTCTTAATGCTGAGTTAGCAGGGTTATCAGCAGCGTTTGTCCACTTAGTACCCATAACATGATAAGCACTATGGTAATCAACAGACATAACATCTTGCTTAGATAAGATGTTTCTTTCTGCTTCAATACCTAGCTC